CTCTCCTTATACAATTTCATTCAGTTCCCAACCTTCCACGTAGGCTGTCCTGAGCCGGTTCACGTGCTGGCGGCTGAGCTCCAGCTGCTCCGCGATCTTCTCGTCGGTCCAGCCCAGCGCGTAGTAATCCCGGATGATGATCTGCAGCCTGCGGTCTGCGATCTTGTCCATGATGGCCTCGAACGCATCCACCAGGCAGCGCAGCTCGCGGCACTTCGCCTCGATCTTGTCCAGCACCTCATCTGTGTCCGCCCGCTGCAGCATGGCAGCCTCCGGGTCGTTTGTCCCCCGCGGCATCCCCGTCAGCTGCACGGCGTGGATCGGACGCGGTCCGCCGATGAAGTGGTTCAGAAACTTGCTCTGGCGCTCCAGCGTCTCAATCTCGATCACCAGCAGGCGGTACTGCTCCAACAGATCGCGTTTGGTCATTTCTCCACCTTCTTCCGTTCAAACTCATCGCGCTCGATCGTGTACCAGATCATCCCGCAATCCACACACTTCCGCTGCCTGCGGATCTGCGTGTTTCCCGCCCGGTTGCGCGTGTTGCTGACGTACGACTTCAGGCCGCCGCATTTGGGACACTTCATGCCGGCCTCTCTTTCAGGGCCTGCTGCCCAAGCTGCCGGACGCGCTCGATCGCCCGCAGGTCGTCGGTGATCTCACATGCCCGGGCTACGTCTGTCTGTGCCGCTTTGGCCAGTTCCGCCTGCAGTCGCCGCTTCAGCTCCTTCAGCGGGATGAACCTGTACTTCGTCACGGATTCGCCTGGCTTCGGGATGGGCTGCGGTTTCGGCTCCTCCTTCGGCTTTTTCGGGATGCCGATCTTGCACTCTTCCGTCGGCTTCCATGCCTTTCCCCTGCCGATGTACTCCGCCGGGATCCGGTCGTACAGGTCCGGCCGGTGCTTTTTCAGCCAGGTCTTCAGGTCCATCCAGCTCTGTCCCGGGTTGGCGTATCCCATCTGCAAAAATGTGTCGGTCGGCTTCTTTCCGGCCTCGATGTCCGTCAGGACCATCTCCGCCACCGTGATCCGGTCCCGCCGGATGCTCTTCGTGTGTTCCGTCGGCCGTCCGCTTGTGATCTGCGAGTCCGGCCGCTTCAGGTCGTAGCGCTGCATGTTGTACCACGTAGCCTTCGCGGACACGTAGTGCTGAGACAGCAGATACGCGATCACATCGCCGCCTGCCGCCTCGATTTCAAGGCATTTTTTGATGATTGCACGGCGTTCTTCCTGTGTTCTGAGTTTGCTCATTTGTGGCTCCTTTCTGTCAACTATGTCAACCGAAAAACCGAGTTTTCCTATATTACATATTTTTATTTCTGATCTTTTTATAATTCTTGGTTGACTTGGTTGACAAATCCAAAGGAAATATAGGAAATATAAGGCTTTGAGGCTGTCAACCGAGTGTCAACCGACGTCAACCGACGTCAACCGAAATCAGCGCCAGAACGGGTAGCAGTTCTGATCCTTCCGGAATACTTTCTGCTGGCCCCATGCTGTTCTGACCTGTTTTTCATACCGTTTCCATCCTCCGATCTGCGTCATGATCTGGCTGATCTCGATCGAGTCCTTCCGGGTCGGTTTGCTTTCCGACGGCATCCCCAGCGCGTTGTACCAGAGCTCGATCACGCTGACGGTGTCGCTTGGCTTCTTCTTCATGTCCTCCAGGTACTGCTCGATGGCACCGATCCGCCAGTCGTCCTCCATAGCGTTCTCCTGGGCCTCCCGGATGATCTCGATCAGTTCCCTGCTGGCGTACGGCTTCATTTCTCCATTTTTGAACCTGTGCACCGCCTCCGCCCAGCACTTCTCGATGTAGTCCCGGATCTCCGCCTCGTGGTCGAACAGGTCGTACCCGTCGCGGTCTGTGTTCACCGGATAAAAGCGCCGGTTTCCGGTCCGGTCCGTCAGGAACTGCGGGTTGTTGGTCGTGCCGATGAACACGCACCGCCGCGGGATGGTCTGCACGTGCTTCGCGTACGGCTGGCGGTAGGTGTCCTCCTGGCTCGTGATGTAGGCCTTCACGGCCTCCGTCTCCTTCACCCGGGTCATGGCCATCAGTTCCGCCACCTCCGCGATCCACGCGCCGCGGATGATCTCGATGCCTTCTTTCCCGCTGATGGTCTTGATCTCACGGAAGTATCTGTCGTCCATGTTCAGCCAGCGCACCAGGGCGCTCTTGCCGCCGCCCTGCTTGCCGATCAGCACCACCATGTCGTCGAACTTGCACCCGGGTTTGTAGGCCCGCCACACGCCGCCGGCGAAGATCAGCCGGCTCACCTCCCGGTGGTATGCGTCGTCCGGGCATTTCGCCGCGAAGTGCAGGAATCCGCCGATCCGCTCGACGCCGTCCCACTCCAGGGCGTTCAGCCGTTCCGTCAGCGGGTTCACCTGGTGCTCTGCCATAAAGATCCGCAGCGCGTCGTCCAGCATGTTGTTGTTGTACAGCCACATGGTCGTCTGGAACCACTGCCGGATATAGCTGTCCATGCCGTCGCTCCATTCGTGCCATTGTTCGTCGTTGGCCTTGTACTCCTGCTTCCCGGTCATCACGTTGAACCGGAAGCGGTCGTTGTACTGCTCCTTCAGTACGCTCAGGAAGGCGTCAATCGTCGGCTTGATCTTCAGGCTTTGCTCTTTCGCCACCCGCGCGACGGCGTCCGTCAGCCGGATCTCGCTCTTCTGGCCTGATTCCGCCATAGCATCACCTTCCTCTTGTTGTCCTGTATTTTGTCCTGCAGGTATTCGATATATTGCAGTTTCTCCGGATACGTGATGAGCCGCGTCCATTCGTCCGCGGTCCGATCCGGCACGGCCTTGTCCTCAATGGCCCGCAGCGCGTCGAATGTCTCCCGGAAAAGCCGCTCCAGCGTGGTGAAGGCCGCGTCGTAGTAGGCGTCGAAGGCCTCCTTCACCTTGTCGTAGAGCTCCTGTTCCTGCTTCCGCTGGCGCATGTCGAACAGGTTGCGCGTCTCCAGCAGTTGGAGGCCCAGCGCGTGGTCGATGGCCTTCACGGCCGTGATGAAATCGCACCCTTCGTGCTCCATCACGAAGTCGATCACGGATCCGCCCTTGCCGCACCCGAAGCAGTGCCACCCGCTGTGGCGGCCGGTGTTCTCGTAGATCTGCAGACTCGCGTTCTGGTCCGCGTGGAACGGGCACACCAGCTTGCCGTGCCTCGCCTGGTATCCGTATAGGCCCAGCACCGTTTTCATGTCCACGGTGCCCTTGATCACGCTCGCCGCGTTCTGGATGTCCATCTGATCACATCCTCATCTGTTCCGTCGTCTGTGTCCGGTGCTTCCGCCGGTCGCCGTAGTATTCCAGCATCATCAGCCCCATGCGGAAGGCGAAGTCCGTGTTGCCGAAGCGGCTGTATATGTCCCGGCAGTCCTCTGCCAGGCTGTTCCATTGCTCGTCCGTGGTCGGTCCGTCCTCGCCGTATTTCACGTGGACGTCGTACCCGGCCTTCCAGATGGCGCGGTCCTGGTCTGTCATTTGTTCTTCATCCTCTCCTCAGCGCTGGCCACGTCGCTCCAGTTCATCGCAAAAAGCGCGTTGTACGCCTTCAGCATCCGCCCGGCAACGTACAGCACGCCGCGGTTCTCCGGCTGGTCATTCGCAAGCTTCATACACTGGTCCGCGCAGTCTGTCACGATCTTCTCGACGCTGTCGTATTCGCTCATGCTTTCGCCTCCAATATCTCAATGATCCGTTTTCCGGTCTGCGCTTTCCCGCAAAACCGCCACTCGATGCCGTACCGGGCGGCCATCATGTGCATAATCTTCATCAGCCGCTCGCCGCTGACGGCAAGCGGGCTGACCTTCAGCCGCGGGTTATTCCACCGGGCCACGTCCGCCAGTGTCCGGATCTGCGGGCTGTGTTCCACCAGGATCACCAGTTTGCACCCGGCCCGGTTGCACCGTTCGATTTCGCGCACGAACCGCTTGCGCTCGTGCACGACGTTTCCGGCCACTTCAAGCAGGTTCTGCTTGCGGTCGATCACGATCCCAGGGTTGTCGGGGTTGAAGTAGTCCGCAAAGTTCAGCGCCCTGCGGACGTACTCCACCCCCTGCCTGTCGAACTCGGCCAGGATCTTCACGATCGCCCGCGGCTTCTCCCGCGTGTCCACGATGATCAAAACGGCAGCTCCTCCGGCGGATCCACCGGCATCGGCGCGGGAGCCGGCGCGCTGTCGCTCTTTCCGCCGCAGAAGTCAAACGTGTCCACCGTCACGCCCCAGAACGTGCGCTTCACGCCGTCCTTCTCGCTCTTGCTGCTCTCCATTCGGCCCTCGATCAGGATCTCCCGGCCCTTGCCCATGTACTGGCTGATGGTGGCGCCGGTCTTCCCGAAAGCCGTGCAGTCAAAGAAGTCGGTCTCCTTCGGTTTGTCCTTCACCGGCCTCCGGTCCACCGCCACCGTGAACCTGCAGAACTCCACGCCGCTCCCGCCGGTCTTCAGCTCCGGATCCCGGGTCAGCCGGCCCTTGATAATGATCTTATTCATTGCTGTTTTCCTCCTTATCCTCTTGTTATCACCTGATCGTCCGCATAATAGACGACGTCGTTTTCATCGTATTCGCCCAGCATCACCGGACCGGTGATCCTGTGCGTCTGCCGGCAGTAAGCGCAGTGCCCGCAGCGCTCCGGCTCAATCGCGCCCGTCTTGATGGCGTCGTAGCGCGGCAGCACTGCGTGCAGCCAGGCAAGCTCAGCGTCCATCCGTTCCTGCTCAATCTGGATCACCGCCAGGTCGCTCGGATTCTCCTTCGTGATCACGGCCAGGAAGCACGGCAGCTTTCCCTTCCCGTTTTCCTCCGCCACCTTCTGGTAGATCGCCATCTGCAGCGGCCAGTCCCACGCGGTAGCGAAGTCCACCCGGCCCTGCCCGGGCAGGTACACCGGCTGCATGTCCTTCACCGTCTTCAGGTCGACGATCCGGTCCTCCCGGATCGCGTCGAACTTCGCCTTGAAGGGCACGCCGAACAGATTCGCCGTCATGATGGACTGATGGCGCCCTTTCAGGTATTCCATGAACATCCGGTCGCTTTTTGCCCGCTCAACCATCTCCGCCGCCTGCACAAAGTCGGCCTTCAGCGTTCCGTCTTTCTTCAGAATCTCCGGATGTACAGACTTCCATGCCTCCAAGTCTCCGGTCAGTGCCGCATCCACGTACGATCCGACCATCAGCGCCTGGCTTGCAGGGCGTTCATACTTGCCCTTGATCTCAGCCAGCGCCATCGCCTCGCATTTCTTGAACGCCTTCACCTGGCTCGCGCTGAAGTACAGCCGGTTTGCCCGCGGGCTGAAATAGTTCTTACTTGTCAGTGCCATTTGCTTCCGCCTCCTTCTTCGCCTGGGCGCACTCCGCGCACAGGGCCTTCCCGTACTTTTTCTTCGTGTATGCCGCCAGCTGCGTCACGCTCATCTTGAACGCAGGCGCGATCATCACCCCGCACTCCTCGCAGGGGATCTTCACGTCCTCCGGCGGTTCCTTCCGCACGCGGAGGCACTCCACCAGCTCCCCGCCGAACTTCGTCACGTCCTGCCCGATCTGGATCCGGATCCCGCTCCACTTTTCGATGTACGGCGTGCCTGCGATCTTCGCGATGGTCTTGCAGTTGGTCACGTTCAGGATCATCGGCTTCTGGTCTTCCTGCCAGTGGCAGACAATGCACTCCTCCTTCTTGCCGCCGGTGCCGGTGATCATCTCCTTCTTCACGGTGCCGATCGTCAGCACCATGTCCTGCCCGGGCTCCAGGCTGTACGCCCCCAGGTAGTCCGGGTTGATCAGTTTTTTCCAGTGGGTCTCGCTCATTTTTTCGTCCTCCTTAATCTCCGTTCAATCTGTCAACAGCGAGGTAAATAAGCTCAAGCTGCTTTGCGATATCTTTCAGTGCAAGCACCCAGATCGGTGTTGTATCAAATTGCATCTCTTCCTGAATTGGTTCATTCCCTAAAGCATCGCGCATCCTACTTAACTGTTCGCGCTCGTTTCTTGCTACTCTTGCGTTTTTATTTGCCTGAACATATCCGGGATATGTAGTTTCCTTTAAGCATCTCCGAATAGTGTCTTCACTTCGTCCGGTAATACGGCAGATTTCTGAGTTTTTGCATCCTCTGTTGTGCAAAAATTGGATGTTTGAAAATTCAACATCAGTAACAATTCCATTCTTAGGCATTTGGTTTTCTCCATTTCTGTGGTACAATAACCACGTAATTCATATCATGTTCGGCCGGGATGCTGCGGCAACAGCGCCCGGTCCTTTTTTCTTTCATACCCGACCGCCATCTTCCGCACGTTCTCGATGGCCCGCTGGAACGCCGGCTGCTCCACCTTCGGGTAATACTGCACCACCCGCCCGTCGCTCATGGGCACCTCCAGCCAGTCCGGGATCTCGCTGCACCGGTGCGCCCACCGCGCCCGGATCTTCGGGATGTTCGGTATAATCCGGATCACAGTTCCACCCCCAGCAGCGCCGCCACCTCGCGGATCTCCTCCATCCAATCCTTCCAGGCGTCTACCGGCATGCTCATCTCCTCGCCGTCGTTGCTCTCGTAGTCGATGTATCCGTGCTTCCGGTCGTAGATGTACGTCCCGAAGGCGCCTTCCCATCCGATGGCGGTCTTGCCGGAGTGCATCAGCGGCTTCGTGATCTTCGGTTCCCCGACCTTCAGCCCCATCTCTTCGCACTTCCCGAAGAACTCGTCCGCGGCCTGCTTCATGCCGGCCATCGCGCCCGCTGCGCTGACCTCGTAGTTCTTCCCGGCCTCCAGCTGCAGCTGCTCCTTCGGCATCCCCTTGTCCACCTTCACGACCGGCGCGTCTTCTTCGCTGATCCTGGCCGGCAGCAGCTTCGCGGCTTCCGGATCGTTCGCGATCGCGAAAACCCTGATCTGCCGGTACGTCTGCCCGGCGCTCTTTCCGTCGTATCCCATGTCCCTCAGCGCCGCCCGGATGCCCATGCCGCGCTTGATCCGTTCGATCAGCCCATCCAGGCGTTTCCGCTTTCCTTCCGTCGTGATTTCATGTTTGTTCATTGTTCTCTCTCCTTTTTTCTTCGGTTTTCCGTCCGTGTACTGGTAGGGTTTCCGCCCCATGAATTCCCGCTGGATGTTGCACCAGGGGGCCCTGGGCGTCAGGTAGTTCTCGCTCCACAGATAGCCCAGGATGTCCCCGCCCTCGCGCTCCAGCTCCGCGCACCGCTGCGCGATGGCCATCCGCTCTTCCGGGGTCCTCAGTGTCGCCATATGTTTCCCTCCGTGATGCCCAGGTCCCGGAGCACGATCACCGCGAAGATGATCACCGCGGCGATGATCGCCAGCTCGATGATCACCACGATCCACTTCTGCCATTCTTTCATCAGCCGCCCACCTCCAGCCACAGCCCGAACAGCACCACGCTGGCCACGAACGGCAGCAGCGTGATGGCGATGTGGTACATCCTCCGCTCCCGGATCTCGTCCTCGTCCATCTTCACCCGGAACTTCCGCCCCATGGCGGTCCTGACCGTCTTGTATCCGTTCATGAAATCCAGCCTCCCTTTCTTAAGAAGTCCACCCGGAAAAACTTCACGCAGCGCCCGCTGACGATGTAGTTGCAGACCTCCCGGGGCCACTTCCCGTCCTTCGCGTATTTGATGATCACCTGCGGGTGCATCCGCACGATCGGGGCGATGGCCGCCGCCGGCACCAGCTCCTCTTCCCGCTCCATCAGCGCGTAGATCGCGTCGCTGTACTTCGGGAACCTCCGCTCGTCCACTGTGTTCCCTCCTTTGCTGTTTAATCGTTTGGACACTCGGGGTAAAAAATTTTGTCGACGGTGGTTCCCAACGCGGACGCGATGGCAGCCAGCGTCCCGACAAGCACGTTTTCATACTTGCCGGTCTCCAGGGACGAAATCGTCTGACGGCTTACGCCGCTTTTGTTCGCAAGCTCCTCCTGCGTCATTTTGAGCTCTTCCCTGCGCTCCTTGATCTTGATTCCCATCCGGATCCTGCCCTCCTTTCTGCTGTTTTGATGTCCAACCCATTAGACATTTTACGCCACATATAGTGTGATGTCAAGTGCTTTGGACACAATTTGTAAAAAATATTTGACATCCTATTATATGCAGTGTAAAATGGGACTTACAAAGGAGGAGAATATCATGAAACTGAGCGACCTGCTGAAAAACTACCGGGAAGAGAACGGGATCTCCCAGCGCGAGTTCGCCCGCCGGTGCGGCCTGTCCAACTCGCTGATCTCGCTGATGGAAATCGGAGTCAACCCGCAGACTGGGAAGCCGATGGCGCAGGATCTGGACACATACCGGAAACTGGCGAACGGCATGGGCATCTCCGTCCAGAAGCTCTTTGAAGAGCTCGGAGACAGCGCGCTCGTGTCGATCGGCAGCATCCCCTGGGATAACGACAGGCCCGCCGCGGAGGAATATGTCCATTTCATGAGCGCGACCGTCCCGGACAACCTCAGCGCCGCCGACGAAACAATCCTCGAAACGATTCACCGCAGGCCGCAGATCAAAAAGCTGGTCGACTCTGCCGCCAGCCTGTCGGACAACGACCTGGACATGGCCATCCGGATTGTTGAAGGACTGAACCATACAAATCAATCTTAAGGAGGGAAACATCATGAAGAAACTGCTCGCCGTTATCCTGGCCATCGCTATGCTCCTGCCGGCGGCCGCGCTTGCGGATCTGCCGGACATCTCCGGCCTGACGGCCGAAGAACTCATTGAACTGAGCCGCCAGATACAGCTGCGCCTGTTCTCCGAGCAGCTGGTGAACGGTGTGGAAGTCCCGCCCGGAAAATATTATGTCGGCGAAGATATCCCGGCAGGCAATTACCGGATTGAAATCACCGGCGGCACCGGGTCCTTCGACCTGAAGGATCAGAAAGACGGCAAGCTGATTTTGACGGGAGTGACGGGCCAGTTCTACAAAATCACTGAGATCGGGAAACTGATCCTGGAAGAAGGAAACGAGCTGACGATATATAACAGCACATTTGTTTTCTATCCTTATGTCGGATTTTTTAACTGAGGAGGCCGCCATGCTCTGCCCGAAATGCAAAGGCGAAACCCCGGACAGCTCCGTCTTCTGCTGCCGATGCGGGAAGAAGCTGACCGCAACAAAAAAGAGCCGCGCCAAGTCCCGCGGGAACGGGACCGGCACGGCCTTCAGGCGCGGATCCACATGGACCGCCCAGGTGGTCTACGACCGCGTCGTGGTGGCGGAGGATAAACCGCTGAAAAAGCTGACCCGGTCAAAGGGCGGCTTCAAGACAAGAGAAGAAGCGCTGCGCTACTGCCCGATCCTCAAAAACGGCCCGCAGAAAGCGGTCCTCGCCCCCACCCTGTCACATTATTGGAATACGTACAAGGATAGCGCGTACACGGCCCTGAGCCCGTCAAAGCAGGCCACGTACCGCAGCGCATGGAAGAAGCTGGAGAAGATCCACAACACCCGGGTGGACCAGCTGACAGTGTCTGATCTGCAGCAGCTGCTGGCAGACAAGTGCGACTCGTACTATCCGATGAAGGAGTGTAAGACGCTGCTGGTCACGCTGTTCCGGATCGCCGCGGCGGAGGGATACGCGAACGAGAAGATCCCGTCCTTCATCCAGTTGCCGAAGCTTGAAGAAAAAGAGCGCCAGCCCTTCTCCGACACGGAGCAGGCCGCGCTCTGGAGACTTTACGAGTCCGGAGATCTCCGGGCCGGGATCCCGCTGCTGATGATCTACACCGGCATGATGCCCGGCGAGGCCATGAAGCTCCGGGTGGACCAGATCGACATCGAGCACCGCCAGATCGTCGGCGCCGGGCTGAAGACGCAGGTCCGGAAGGCGACGCCGATCGTGATCGCGGACTCCATCGTCCCGCTGGTGCAGGATCTGATCGCCCACGCCCGCCCGAACGGTTACCTGTGGCCCACGGATCCGAAGCATTGGCGCCCGCTGTACTACGCCGCCCTGGATGCCGCGAAGTGCCGTAAGCTGACGCCGTACTCCTGCCGGCACACGACCGCCACCGCCCTGGCCGTCAGCGAAAATATCGCGCCGCAGACCGTCAGGAAGGTCATGCGCTGGTCGACGGCGAAAATGTTAGACAGGTACGCGCACCCGGATCAGTCCGACGCGCTGGAGGCCGTCAACAGGCTTCAGGCGTCCCGGTGATTCCCGGCGTATTCCTAACCTATTCCTAACATCGAACCCGCAAGCCCTTATATATCAACAATGTTGCTACCCCTGCACAGGGTAAGGGCCTTTCAATTTTCCATCAATTCCGATTTACCTGGCATTTTCTGAAACCGTTGAAATATAAGCGTTCAACGGTTTTTTATATTATCCGTCACGGATTCAAAATACCCCGGACAACATAACGGATTCCCGCTCTATTCCTAACGTATTCCTAACATAAAAAGCCCCCACCTCGCGGTGAGGGCCGGGCGTTTACATCCCTTTGTACATGCCCTGTTTGACTTTGATCTCCGTGGCGCGCTTGATATGCTTCTCGTGCAAATAGTCGTACAATGTCATCATGTCCTTCGGCGGTTCGCCGTTCTCTTCACGGTATTGCATAATCAGCCGCGCCACTTCGCTGTGCAGCTTGTCCATGTGTCCCATCTCCTCGACGGACAGGGTGTAGAACAGTTCGGCCGTTTCCGGCTCCTCCTGCCGCCAGCGCATCGCCAGGTCGATGTACGCCTGGGCGTCGTCCATTTCGTCCTCAATCTTCTCCGACAGGCATTTGATGATCATCATTGTCCGATCCTCCTGTCAGATCCGTCAGGCCGTGGCCGCCGCGGGCGGGAAAACGCCGCCGTTGAATGTCCACGCGTTCGGGAACCGCAGCACGTTGCAGGTGGCAGCCTGGAGCTGCAGCTGTCCGACCTGGGCCTGCAGGGTTTCGATCTTGTTCTGGTAGATCATGTCCTTCACGCTCTGGATCTGGGCCGTGATGTTGGCGTTGGTCGCCGCGTCGCGCATCGCGCCGTTGTAGTCGTTCTGCATGACCTGCTGCTTCACGTCGCAGCAGCAGCTCTGCATCTGGCCGGCCAGGCTGGTCAGCGCGGTCTCAACCGTGCCGAACTCCCGGATCAGGCTGGCGTTGCCGTCCTTGATCGCGGTGATGGCGTTCGCGGCGTTCTGTGTGCTGGCCGCGATGGTCTGGGCCGTGCCGTTTGTTACGGCATTCAGGATGCCGCTGGTCTGGTTGATCATGTTCTGCGTGTCGAAACCGTTCTGCACCTGGTCCCGCGTCGCGTACTGCTGGCTGCCTCCGCCGAATCCTCCGAACCCGCCGTTAAAAATCCCCAGCAGGATCAGCAGGGCAAAGATCCCGCCCAGGCCGTTGAGGCCGAAGCCTCCGTCGTTGCCCATATTCATTACGGGCGTAATTCCGGTACTGTCCATAGTGATGTTCCTTTCATTGTTATATTTTCAACATTCATTCGGCCGTCATGAATGTCAAAGTCCCTTCATTATGTCGATGATCTCCTGCGGGTCGATCCCCTTCTGCTGGGCGATGGCGCGGAACGCATTGTCCGCGTCCCCGCCGTACTGCTGCACGATCTCCATCACCTGCCGCACCTGCGGATTGTTGGCCATCAGCTGGCCCAGCATCGCCTGCGGGTTTCCGGATGACCGGAGCATGTTAATCATCTGCCGGATCTGCGGCGGCACTTTCAGCCCTTGCCGCCCGGCGCTTAGCTGCTGAAGAATTTGCGGTATTTGCATTCACGATCTCCTCCAATCTCTGGATCCGGCTCTCCAGGCTGCCGTAGTCCGGCGCCGGGGCCGCCTGGTGCGGTGTGATGTCGTATGCCGACACGGTCTTGTATCCCGCGCCGTCCGTCGTGCATAACCAGACCATCAGGCCGCTCTCATCCAGCAGCATCGCGCTGCTGTTCGCGCCCATCTGGTAGCTCCGCGCGCCGTTCTCGCCGTTCACGCGGACCACCTGCTGCGGGGCCTGCGCCGGGGCCTGCTGGAACGGCATGAAGCCGCCTGCGCCGTACATGTTGATGTATGGGTTCTGGAATCCGTTCATGGTCGCACCTCCTTGTCTGATCAGAAGATACAATAAAAAAAGGCCGCCGGCGAGTTCGCCGACGGCTCAGTTTCAAATGATATTCAGTTCATTTTCGTGTCACTTAGGGATATGCCGGTACAGGACCTCCGACCGGCTGAACACGATCCGCTTCACCTGGCTGACGGAGATCTCCGCCTCCTCCGCCAGGCGCTCGAAGGTCACGCCGTCGATCAGGCGCCGGCGGACGATCCGCCTGTCCCGCTCCGCGTTCTTGCCGACGATCCACTCGTCGATGGCAAAATCAATCTCTGACCGGCTGATGTCACGGACCGGACTGCCTGCTCTCATCCTGCACCTCCGTGATCTGCTTCCGGATGATTTCCTGCCATCCGGTCTCCCGGTCGTTGTACGATGTCAGGAACATATAGCCCAGCGTCACGAAACCGATCATCATGATCGTCAGCGAAACGATCAGCGCGATCAGCATCCGCTTGTTCGCCCGGTTATAGTGCATCATGGTGTTTTCATGGACATAAAACGGTACGCAGGCCTGCTGCTCCTCGCAGTTCTTGCACTTCTCCTCCATGCGGTCCTCCTTTACTCATCGTCTGGCGGCTGCAGTTCAGGAACGTCTTCCACCTCCGGCAGCCCTGTCGCCAGGCTGGTCAGAATGCTCAGGACAAAGGCTACCCCACTCACAGACAGCGCACGGAGCCACTGCACCTCCGAAAACGCTGCCCCAACCGCAATGAACCCAAGAAACGTCTGCGCGAATGTCCTGAGCGCCCGGATCAGCGCCGCGGCGATCCACTTCTTCCAGTCTCTCTTCATGCATTTTGCCCTCCTTATGTTTCAGGATGCAGATCTTTCATTTTTGTTTCCAGTACGATGACCCGGCCTTCCAAATTGTTGTGTTTTCCGACCTTGTCTTCCAGCGCTTTCAGCCGGTATTCCCACACGGCCGTTTGTTTTCGGTTGCTCATATAGACGCCCAGGAAGCTCAGCAATGCCGTCACCGCCGAAGCGGCGAAAGCGATCCATTCCATCGTCAATCGCCTCCTTCCTTCGTCATTGTCGCGCCTGGGTACAGTTTGACCAGCGCCTCCGCGTCCCCCAGGCTCATGCCCCTCACGGTCACGGTGTAGGTCACCTTCGCCGGCGTGCTCTCCAGCATGCTCCACGTCCGCGGACCAATCACGCCGTCCACGGCCAGGTCCCAGTCCCGCTGGAACTGTTTGACGGCCGTCTCCGTCTTGCTGCCGAACTTGCCGTCGGCTCCGTACGGGTCCAGGTTGTACCCGCGCTGGATCAGCATGGTCTGGGCCAGCGTCACGTACGGCCCCGCGTCGCCTTTTCTCAGTGTCGGTTTTTTGTCGCCCGGATCCGGATCCCCGCCCGGTATAAAATCAAAGCTCACGTTTTTACACAACCCCCAGTATTTCCACTTGTCCGCGTGGATCTTGCTCTTGATGACCCCCAGCCTGGCGCAGCTGGCCTCCGTCACCTCGTTCTCCCCGGTCACAACGCCGATGTGCGTTTTCTTGCCGCTCTTGTCCACAAAAACGAAGGCCCCGACCGGCAGCTTCGTGTCCTCCGTCAGCTGGCCCTTGTAGGCGCAGTCGTACAAGAACGTGCTGTTGCTGCCGTGGTGGGCGGTGGATCCGGCGGCGATCGCCGCCTGCCGAGTCAGTCCACTGCAGTCCCACACCCGGCGGCCGATCCACTTTTTGCCGTATTTGATGCTCTCAGCGTAGTCCGGGTCGTCCGCCTTGGCCTTCTCCATGGCGGACTGCTTTGCTTGCGTCCATTCGATGCCCTGCGTCCCGAATATGTACCCGCCGCCCACGTCGTAGGCGTTCTTCGCGTAGTCGGCAATCTGTTGTCCTGTACCCATGATCCGCCTCCTGTCCCTGTGTGAATTTCAAAGCCGCCGGCATGGGGAAATCGCCGGCGGCTGATTCAACGGCCCGGGATCGCTTTGGGAGCTCCTGCCTTTCATTTTTATTTTGCACGCAGAGCGGGCCGTTTGATCCGTTGGTTCGCATTATTTCCCTTGTGCAATATTACATTCCACCAATTACCAAACAACTAATGTAAGAGCTTGTAGTAAATGTCAGCGTCCGTGTTGTGGAGTCGTATGCGTAATTCGTTGCATTTGTCATTCCTAATTTTTGAACCTCATATACAACATTGTTGTAGTTTTTTAACAATGCAAATCCTTCTGCTCCAATAGAATTAGCTCCACGAAATGCACACGTTACGAACAAATTATGCGTTGAATCGAATTTTGCTCCAACAGGCAATGTGACGGACATAGTAGTTTGACCGTTCCCTGTGCTTCCGGTAGCTGAGAACGATGCCTTTGCTTTTAGCGAATCCCAATCCGTCCATGCGTTGCTTGAGAATCTGCGCTGATATACTACATCGTTCCCATTCCCCATCTCATACGCAATCTGTTTGACAATTGTTCCCTGAGGGTTCGCAAAAACAATAACTCCCCACGAAGCAGATGTTGTGCCACCGACAGGTTGATTCTGATTTGTATAAAAGTAATACGAGCCGGGAGTTGTAACATTATTAAAGTCCGTTCCATTGGCTAAATACTCCCATGTGATATTTTCCAGATTCTCAATGGCCGTATTTGTCGTCCCCGCAAACGCGTCGATTTTGTCGCTGTTGCCGTTTATGACTGATACCAGCGCGTAATCCGTGCCCGCCGGTTTGACCAGGTCCAGGTTTGTTGTGTTTGCCATGTTCTAAAACCTCCTCATTCGATAAAGTCCGCCAGGCCCTCCAGCGCGGCGATTTCGTCCCCGGATACCTGCACGCCCTCGCCGTCCCTGAAAATGATCGGCGTGTCGATCGGGATCTCGCACTCGCTCCCCAGCAGTTCTTTCCGGCCCTCCGTCAGTTTCCGGATGCCCTCCTGCTGGTCCGGGAAGATGATCGTCCCGTCTCCCGTGATGGTCCCGCCCAGTTCGTCCACCAGCTTCTTTTCTTCCTCCGCGTAAAACTCGAAGTTCGGTTCCAGCAGCTTTTTCAGGCTGAATAACTTCCGCGCCGTCGCCGTGCTTTTCATTCTTACCGCGTTCAGCCGCGCCACGATCTGCGCGGCCCCGACCGCCTTGTCCAGGGTTGTTTTCATGGTTTTCTCACTCCTTTTTTATTATGAAGGCTGATTTGCCCTCACCGTTTCCGTTGCCACCGTGATCCCGTTGATTTTCGCGTATGCGTTTAGGTGGCCCACGTCCCGCCATTCCGTTGCCACCGTGATCTGGTATCCGTACGACGAAAATGTGCCGTATGTGATGCTCGGAATCGATACGTTGATCGCCGCTCCTGTCCTTGTGCAGCTGCTCCCGGAATACGCCGCACTCCATACGGAGGCGGCATTCTTAAAATTTATGATTTGTTCTCCGTTGATCTTGTTCGATAGCGTGATGCTTGTGCAGAATCCGTCCTCTACCGTAAGCGTTTTGATCGTGGCGTAATTGAGTTTCCACAGCCCGGTCGTTCGCAGGTTGACTTCGCTTTCCTGGTTCTGCTCATTCAATGCGATCAGTTTTGTCAGGTAAACGGTGCCGTCTGGTTTCACCCTGAAAGGTGCGCTGGACGCCGCCGCGTTTCCGGCCCAGATCGCGTATGTCTCCGTGCTGGAGGACCGGATGCCGAAGGTGCTTGCCGTCACGTCGAATGTGCCGCTTGACTCAACCTTGACGTATTTCCCGCCGCTGACCGTCACGCCGTCCGCGGTGATCGCGACCCCGCTCTGGATCTTGTATGCGTTGTTGTTGACGTATGCGCTGATGGCGTTTGCCGTCTGCGTTATTGTGGAATAGTTCGCCAGCTGCCCGTTTGTGTACGTCTCCGCGGTGTTCACAATGTCCGTCGCGCTCTGGTATGTGCTTGTTTTCGCGATGTATGACCCTGCCGCGGCGCTGGCGGCCTGGCTGACCGCCGCGTTCACGATGGCTTCCGGCGTCTGGTATGTGGTCGTCTTCTGCAGGTAAAGGCCGCTGGCGCTGGTCGCCGCCTGGCTGACCGCCTCGTTAACGATGGCGTCCGCCGTCTGCAGCGTTTCGGTCTTGTCAATCTTGCCGGCCTCCGCGTTGGTCGCCCGGCTGACCTCCGTCGTGATGCTGTCCGCCATCACGTTGATCTGTGCCGTGTTCCGGTATACCTGGTCGCCGATGGTCAGCTGCTCCTCCGCCAGGATGGTCACCCGGCTTTCCGTCTGCTCAATCAGCGTCCGGTTGTTCACGATGGCGCCGTATCCCGTTGTCTGGATCCATCCGCTGCCGTTCCAGACGTATACGCTGGCCCCCGCCACTTCGTCCCATGTCAGGCCTGCCAGCTGGTTCCATGTGTATCCGCTGATGCTTCCCCATGTGCCGTCCCCGGCGGCTTTCGTCCATGTGTCGCCGGCGCTCAGCGTGATGCTGCTGTCCAGGCTGGGATCCGTGAGTTGTGTATAGTTCGCGGTTTTTGCGTTCACCGCGCTCACCGCCGCCGTGATGGCCTGCGCCTGAACCTCCAGTTCCGCGGCGAAGTCCGTTACGTCCCCGCTCAGTATGTCCACCGCGCTCTGGTCCGCTTTCAGCGTGATCGCGTATGCGTTTTGATTGATCTGCGTCTGCAGTTCGCTCACGATCATATTGTCGAACAGCAGTTTCCATTCCGTGCCCGTCCACACGTACATCCGATACTGCCCGGCCACCTGTTCCCACGTCATGCCGCCCAGCTGGTCCCATGTGTATTGTGCGATGTCGTCCCAGGTGTTGTCCTCGATCGGCTGCACCCATACGTCCCCGACCACGACGCCCGCCGCCGCCGGTTCCGTTTCGGAATAAAATATCGTGCCGTATCCCAGGCTTGAAATCCGGCTGTTGATTCCGTTGATGGTCTGCGTGATCGTGCTCTGGCTGTCCCAGTCTCCGATGGTGCTTTGAATGTATGTGTTGCTGCTGATATCCTGCACCATCAGTTTGTCGATGAACGCCTGCCGCGCCCAGAGATAGTCCACGTCGATCCGCTTTGCCGTGATCCGGTCAATGATCGAGTTAATCGCGTAAAAGTCTTCCGATGACAGTTCCGCGAATGTGCCGACCCCGCCGATGATCGTCTGCCCCGCCGTCGTGTGCCCCGCCGCGATCTCCGCCGCGCTGGGCGTGTCCACCTGCGTCGGCACCAGCGCCGGCACGCCGTCATCGTCCCATTCCACGTCAACGTGGTAGTAGTATCCGTCGCTGGCGCCGATCACCAGGTCGCCGATAGTCGCCTCCACCATCTGCCCGTATGTGATCAGCAGGCGGTTGATGTACAGCCGGTCCGCGATGCCTTGTTCCGTGATCGCCGTGTCGAATATTGCCGTTTCCGCCGCCAGGTCCTTCACCTTGGCGTAATCAATGTCCGCGCTGGCGATCTGCGCGTTTGCGATGCTGGCGATTTGCAGCGTCGCCTGGATGGCTGCCAGGTCGTCCGTGCTGATCTTTCCCGCGGTGATGCTTCCGGCGCCGATTTTGTCCGCCGTCACGGCCCCCGCCGCCAGCTTTTCCGTCGTGACTGCCAGCGCCGCGATCTTGCTGGCCTCCACGGCCCCCGCCGCGATTTTTGCCGTTGTGATGGCTTCCGATGCAATATGCCCCGCCTGGATTACCCCGGCCCCGATGGCATCCGCTTCAATGGCCCCGGCGCTGATGTGTACCGCCGTGATGGCCCCCGCCGCGATCTTCGCCGCCGTCACCGCGCCCGCGTTGATTTCGTCCGCCGTCACCGCGTTCGCCGCGATGATCTCCGCGGTGATGCTCTTGCTGGCGATCCGGTCGCTGGTGATGCTGTTGGCCTCGATCTCCCGGGCTGTGATGCAGCCGGCCTGCAGGTTCGCCGATCCCACGGCCCCCGCCCCGATGGCCCGCGCCGTCACCGCGCCGCTCTGGATTTCGTACCCGGCGACCGTGCCGCCGGCCTTTTTCTTCCCGAATGTCCCTTTTTTGTAGTGCAGCGTCAGCGGGTCGTAGGTATACCCGGTAAGCTGGATCGTCGTGCTGATGCCCAGCGGCGCGTTGCTGACCTCCACCCATTCTCCCGGCGCCGCGTCCTGAAGCGCCGCGTACTGCGCGTACTCCGCGGTGTCCGGCAGGTGCTGCCAGTCCACCTCCAGCGTGACCACGGCCTTGTCCGCCTCGTCCACGGTGAATCGGTTGTTCGCCGCCTCCCGCATCCGGCTGTACACCGTGTCCTGGTCCAGCTCGATCTCCGTGCCGTCTTCCTGCTTTTCCTTCTGCCCGACTTTGAGGCCCGTCTTCAGCGCCTCCGGGCGGATGAACGGCACCGTCCGCACGGTGTCGATGTACTCCTCCGGCAGCAGCAGCGTGCTCCCATCCGCGTTCTGTGCGACGGGGTACACCCGCGTCACCAGCCCGCTCACGTCCCCGTCCCATTTCACGGCCTTCAGGTTCGTTCCGTATGTGATCCGGTACCGTGCCTCCGCCGCGCCGGGATTGATCACGTACACGCTGTAGTCGTTCCGGATCACCTGGCCGTTGGTGGCCGCCGCGATGCCCTTCTTCGGGTCCAGGATCGCGTTCTGCGCGTTGTTCCAGCTGAAGTCCGCCGTCACGTTCACGCCGGTGATGTTCGTCTCGATCTCGCCCGGGTAGCTCTCCTTCATGGACCCTCGGATGAACAGCAGCGCCGTCGCCGGGTTGGCCCGGCTGATATTGCACTCGCCCAGCATCACCCGCCCCAGCGCGTAGCTGATGTGCTCGCCGTGGATGCTGATGGTTTTGCCGTCGGAGCTCTTGGTGATCTCCGTGATGGTAAAGCTCTGTTTCTCAATCCTGAAGGCCGGCACGGTCCGCGTCCCGGTTTCGGACAGGTCCGTGCACTTGTCGATCTGGATGAACCCCTCGTGCCCGGCGGTGTCCGCCGCCTTCATATAGGTGGCGTTGTAGTCGCCGGTTTTCACCAGCTGATCCCCGGCCTGCAGCGTCGCCGCGATCTTGCCGGCGTTCCCCGTCGTGTTCGGGATCTCGTCCCACCAGCTGCTGTTATTCGGCGGCACGTTCGCGATCAGGCTTTGCGCGTCAAAGTAATTGCACTCGTAGTTCCTGTACAGGTAGCTGACCTTGTCACCGACCTGGTAAACATGCACGCCCTCCGTGGCGGTATATCCGATCCACTGCTCGTAGCTGATTTTCCGCAGCGTCGGGATCTGGCTGTACAGCGGCACGTTGTTCTGCCCGCTGCTCACCTGCCAGTACGCCACGCTGCCAAGGGTGATGGCCGCCACGTCCTGCACCGGCACCGGGCACCGCAGGATCATGCCGTAGTCCACGCTGATCTGCGCGTTGTACGGCATCGTCATATCCATGTCGTACCGGCCGTTGTCCTGCCACGTCACCGACGCCTGGCTCGCCGCCAGCGCGATCCCGTGCTTCGTAAAATCGGTCGTCCCTTTTGCGTAGAGCTCAATCAATGCGTGTCACTCCCTTATGCGCCGTACCCGCTCCGCTGCCGCCGGTTCCGCCGGTCGATGCTTTCCGTCAGCGCCTCGATCTCGAGGCCGTTGTTCAGGTTAACATTGCCGAAATAATTGTTGTATGTGTACTGCTGGTTCTCCCTTGCCGTCAGCACCCGCTCGCCCCGGTGCAGGATCGCCGGGTACCCGTCCCATGGCACGTTCCACAGGCCGTTTGCATGCCCCGGCGCCTCCACCGTTCCGATCAGTTCATTGTAACGGCTTCCGAACGCCAGCACCGCCGGCACTTTGACCGTGCCGATCTCTTCGTTGACCATTTTCTGCGTCGTGTCCTTCGCGTCGTCCGACAGCTCCGGCAGCACGTTGATCTCCACGCCTTCGCCGTCTCCGCCGTTCAGCGCCTGCTCGATGGCCCGCCACAGCGTCTCCGGCACGTTCGCAGGCACTTCGCCTTCCAGTTCGGACATCGGCCCGACGAATGCCGCGTACTGGTGGAACAGCTCCAGGATCTCCTGGATCTGATCCTCCGTCAAATTAGCCCTGGCGTTTTCCCATACCGCGTTTGAGAACTCGTCGCCAAGCACGATCGGGTCGCCGTTGTTCAGCAGGTCCCACAGGGAGTCACCGCCGACCACCGTTCCCGGCCTTCCGTACCAGCGCTGCACCAGGTCGTACAGGTCTTCGATGGCCCACTGCTGCGCCATGCCGTTCGCCCATTCCCTGTTGCTGTACGCCATTTCCGCCGCCTGCTGGTCGGTGGTCATCTCGCTCACGCCGTACCCGGTCCGGCTGGGCATCAGCCACGGGTATACCTGCGCCCACTGCGTTCCGATCTTCCAGTTCAGCAGCTTTTCGTCCATCTGGCTGTTGAACCAGTCCCGCATCTGGTTGATGATCTGCTGCTTCGCTTCCGGATCGTTTTCAAATGCGCTGTTGAAAGCCGCCAGGGCGGTGTCGTAGTCCTTCGTGTCGTCCAGTTCCGCCTGCCACAGCGCGTTGACCGCCGCGACCATGGTCGGGTCGTCCATCCAGGACGGCGTCGTACCGGCGCGCTCTCCCAGCATTTCCTGCAGCATTTCCTTCCGCTGCTGGTCCTGCAGGTTGCCGGCCGTCTCTCCCGGCGTCAGGATGATGGCCAGCGCCGTCGCGATGCCTCCGATCACCTTCGGCGCGATCGTCGACGCTACTTTCCCGGCTGCCGCGATCGTCGCGTCCGTCGCCGCTTCCGTGATGGCGTACTCCGAAGCGTCCAGGATGATCGCGTTCGTCACGCCTGTCCCTGCGCCCAGCAGCCCCGCGGTCGTTGCGCCGGTAATTGCGCCGGTCGCCGCAGTCCCTGTGATCGCGTGCGTAATAGCCCCGGCTGTGATTGCCGCGCCCGCGCCGCCTCCGATCAGCCCGCCCAGCAGGCTGGATCCTCCGTTCGTGATATACGTCACCGGATTCGTCGGGAACGTGATCGGCGTCGTCGGATTGGTCGGCGTGGTCGGTGTGGTCGGGTTTGTCGGCGATCCGTTGATCAGCGTCCCGACGTGCATCGTGGTGACGTGCGATGTGGTAATGGTTTCCGACACCACGTCCGTGAATGTCGTAGCCCCGGCAAATGTCGTCGATCCGGTGATATTCAGGTTCGACACGTTCTGCGTCGTGACGTTCTCGCTTCCCACCGTCTGGTTCCCGCCGAGCCCGCCGGTGCCCTTCGTGCCGAACAAGTTACGCAGCGCGTTGATCATCGCCGCCGCGCCGCTGGCGGCCTTGATGGCGCCGAACGCGATGGCCATGCCCTCCATCACCGGAATAATCGTGTCCTTGTTGTCCGTGAACCAGTTCAGCGCGCCCGTCAGGCCCTCAACCGCGCTGGTGGCCATATTGATCAGGTCGCCGGTATCAATGTCCAGCAGGCTGGTCAGCAGGTTGCTCACCGCGTCACCCAGGTTCTGCATCATCTGCTGCCCGGCGTCCGTCTGCAGGTATTCCGTCAGGCTGTCCAGCAGGCCTTTGATGGCGTCCGCCGCGGTGCTCAGCGCCGGAGCCAGTTTCCCGATCGCCTCCAGCTTCAGTGTATTCCAGCTGTCCTCCAGCTGCTGCATCCTGTCGTTCAGGTCCGCGGCCGCTTGCACTGCCGCATCTGACGCAGCCGGCGCCGCTTCCAGCGCGGCTTCATACGCGTCCCGGCCCGCCGTGAACAGCGGGATCAGTTCTTCCCAGCTGCGGCCCAGCAGCTTCTGCGCGTAGCGTTCCTGCTCCGCCGCGTCCGTCATCTGCATGATGGCTTCGCCGGTTTCCCAGAAGACATCCCTGTAGTCCCGCGCGTCGCCCATGGCCTGGCCGTACTTGGTCGGGATCACGTCGTGCGTCGCCACGCCCAGCTCCCTGAAGGCCTCCGCGACCTCTTCGCTGCCGGACGACATGTCCATCTTGATCTTCTTCCACGCCCGGCCGATGGTCGCCACCGGCGCCTCAAACTGCCCGGCCACGTACTGCATCCGCTGGACCTCGTCCGTCGTCAGCTGCAGCTGGGCCGCCATGGTCGCGATGTCGTCCGCGTAGGCCGCCGTGTCCAGGATGCTCTCCCATACGTTCTGGCCCACCTCCACGGCCTTCTTCGCCGCATTCGCCAGCCCGGTGGTGATTTTGTCGATGCCCCTGTTGATGGCGTCAAAGCTGACCTGCTTGCTGATATTGCTCAGCGCCGTCGACATATTGCCGGCGCCCGCCGCCGCGTTCTGCTCGCTGGCCGTCAGGCTGTCCATGGCGCTCTGGGCATTGTACATGGCCGCCGTGGCGTTCGCCAGCTGGGTGGCCATTTTCTGGTATTCCGCGCTCGTTTCGCTGACGCCGTTTTTGGTCATGGCGTCCAAAGCCTTCTGGGCGTTGGCGGCCGCGGTCTTCTGGGCGTCCATCTGGGCCTTCAGCAGTTTGGTCTGCTCCGCCAGGTATTTTTCCTTGTCGCCCGTCGCCTTGTACTGCGCTTCGTTGGCCTTCATCTGCGCGTTCAGGGTTTTCGCGCTCTGCTGCGCCTGCTGCATCCCCTGCTTGAACTGCGTGATGTCGACGCCCATCTTGACGCTGACCGCCATGTTCCTCACATCCTTCCGGAGTCATAAGTCTGTCTGTAAAAGTATAGATCGAGCACCTCGCCCGGTTTCATCCGATGGATTTCGCTGATCCGCAGCCCGGCGATCAACCCGCAGGAGATGATCCGCCGGTACGTCATTTCCCGGGCTCTTTTTTTCGGTTCTCCTCCGCCAGCACCTCATCCACGGGCTCTCCGCTCTCCGCCTGCTTCTCCGCGGCCTCGGTCTTCATGGCCTCGTTCACCACCGCCGTCATCACGATGGCGTAGGCCAGGATCATGGGCACGCTCATGTGGCGGAGGATCCATTTGTCCGTCAGGTCCGGTTCCTGCCCGGCCTCCTCCAGCCCAGCGTTCCCGCAGATCCGGATCAGCGACGCCAGCTTTTTGATTTTCTCCTTGTCCTTGGCCACCGTGAACCGGTATTCGTCCGTCTCAATGTCGTGCTCGATGCCGAACACCTGGTCCCGCATCTCGCCGATGGTGCACCCGATGTCCTCCTGGATCGCCAGCGCTTCATAAACGCTCAGCATCATCGGGATCTCCCTGCCGCCGATCTTCAGCGTGATCGGCTCCTTCTTCTCCTTTTTCTCCTCTGCCATGGTCTCTTCTCCTTATCACAAATATCTGAATCTCGGTGTCACATTCAGCTTCGTAACGCTCCCGGTAAACGCCACCGTGTTCGTCCCCTTGGTCAGCACCGGGAAGCTCCCGCTGCACACGTTTCCCTGCGGGGTGTTCCCCTGCAGGATCCATTCGTTCTCGCTGTCGATCACCCATCCGCTCACGCAGTCCGGGATCACCAGCGTGTTCCCGCCGGCGCTCACCGTCACGGCCCCGCTGCCGGTGATCTCGATCAGCGGATACGCCGTCATGTCGCCCGGGTTGTTCAGGGTCGTGCCGCTGCTGGTGATGCTCACGGCCTGTTCGTTCACGCCCCGCTTGATGGGGCTGCAGTAGAACTGCACGTCCCCCTCCCACCAGTCCAGGTTCCGGCTGTGTTTCTGCAGCTGCACCGCGCCGATCACCCGCGCGTCCTGTTCAAAGCCGCTCTGGCTGGAGAAGACCACCTTTCCGGCGCCCTTCAGCCAGTTCTCCACCGCGGGCACGTTTGCCGCGCCCTTCACCGCGATGCCGACGGTCTGGATATAGCTCTGCCATACGTCGTCCCCCTCCGTCACGGTCAGCTCGCCGCTCCTCCCGGGAATCGTCACGTGCTGGATCCGTTCCTCCGGCTTGATGATCTGCGGCGCGGCGTTCAGTATGATGTTTTTCGCGTCGCTCCGCGAGCCCTTCCACGTGAACCAGTATCTCGTCGCCATATCCGTTCCTCCCGTCTATAACCGCAAAAAGCGGGAGCCCGGATCATCTCCGGGCCCCCATTTCCGTGCATCAGGTGGTCGCCGCCGCCGGCACGTTCAGCTTCGTGTTCAGCCAGTCCTTCGCCGCGGCCGCCGTGGCGAATACCTTGTGCTGGCGGAACCGCAGCTTGCCGCTGCCGTCCACGTCGCAGCCCACCGCCCGGCCGTTGATGGTCGGGGTCCGCCAGGTGATGCTGCCCTCCTTGGTGGCGGTCTCCTGGGATTCCTCCTGGAACTTGATCTTCAGGATCCAGTAGGCCTCGAACTTCCGCACGCCGCTGTCCCGCATCACGCGGATGTAGCCGAATCCGCCGTAGGGCGTGGCCACGTCGCTCTCCCACTGCGCGTCGTCGCTGGTGCTGACGGTTTCCTCACCCAGGAGTGACACCCGGTCCTCCATGGTCAGGCCCGTGCTCTCGAAGGAGACGGTCATGCCGGTCATGCCATTGTCGTCGTCCACGATCCGGTCGTCGCCGTACAGCGGGTTGTTGTTGATCTCTTTCGTCACGTTCGCCGTGCGGGCTTCCTGCACCACGCGGCCCGTGCCGTAGGTCGGAAGGGAACCGTCAACACACGTGCTGATCGGCGCCCAAACAGGATACATCATTCCAACATTGGGGTTAGGCATTTTCATTGCCCTCCTTACTTCAAAATCTGTTCAGTCCGCTCGGTGATCTCCTTCTCGATCGCCTCGCTCGCTTTGGTCTTGCTCTGGCTCGCCGCCTTGCGTACGAACGGCTGTTTCTTCATGAAGGATGTGCCGGAGTTGATACTGTTGGCGATCAGGGCCACGGCCTTCCGTTTTCCGTTCACGTCCGCGTATCCGCTCTGGCTGTAGCCGACGGAAGTATTGACCGCGTTTCCGGTGTTCTTGAATTTGGAAATCCCGACACCCGCCGAAACGACGGCCTCCTTTTCTTCCGGGGATGGCTGCCGCTGCCAGCCGTTTGCGTACCGGAAGCGGCTTGTGGTGAGCCCTCGGGCCCCCTTGCTGATCTCGTCAGCGACTACTCCTGCGCCCGCGTAGAGCGCCTGGGCGGCGATGCCCTGGGCGGATTCCTCCGCCTTCGCCAGCATGGCCGTCAATTCGTCCATCCCTTCCACCTTCAGTGTATACGGCATATCCAAAAGCCCCCGGTCATCCTTCAATCTGGAAGGCCCACTCCCAATGGAAGAGGCCCGTTTCCCGTTCATACTGCAGGCTGTTCAGCCTCCAGGCGCCGTCGCAGTGGTCCGCCAGCGCGCCGGTGATCAGCGGGATCCATCCGTCTCCGCCCTTCTTCCGGCTGTACAGGTCCACGCTGCCTTCGTATGCGGTCGCCGCCTTCCGGTCGTCGCCGTACAGTGCGTCGGCCTCGAACTCCAGCGCCACGATGCCGTAGCTGTCCGCGTCCGGCCTCGTGTTCCACTCGTTCTCCGCCACCGGCAGCGTCACGGCGTTCGGCGTTTCGCCCTGGGTGAGGGCCTTCAGCGCCGCCGCCAGTGCGGTGTATTCCGTCGGCATTACTCACCCACCTCCTGCGGCGCTCCATGCGTGTCACTCACGGTCGTTCCTTCGGTGTCATCCTGAGGCGCAGCCGAAGAATCTTCCTCTGCGCTCCCGGAATTGCCCTTGTCCCGCCGGATCGTCAGGATCACGCCGTTCCAGTCCTTGTACGGGTCGTCCCGCATCACGGTCCAGCGCTCGCCGCCGTATTCCAGCGCGCGTTCGCCCTGGTAGTCCCTGTCGTATGGGATCAGCAGCTTCGCCTCCGGTTTCAGCCCGTCGCCGCCGGCCTGGTAGGCTTCCGCCAGCGTCAGGCTCAGCTCCTGGCATTTCACCGTCCGGCGCGTGCTTACCGGATCCGTTCCGACTTCGTGCGCGTCCGGCCGGAATCCGATCAGCGTGCAGCTGGTCATCCTCCTCATGCCGTCGTCACCTCCGTGCCGTTGTACGCCGACGAAAGCCTCAGGCTGCCCTTCATGCCTTCGTACGCCGTCCGCAGCTGGTCATAGTTCGGCGGGTTCCCGATCCGCATGTTGCACCAGATCGCGATCGCTGTGATCACCAGCTCGTCCGTCACGGTGCTGTTGTCGGTGATCACGCCCTGGTCGCTCCGGCTGATGCTGATCGTCCCGGGCATCACGAACTCGCTGGTCTTCGTCAGGTCCAGCGCGCACGCCTTGATCTGCAGGATGATCTCCTGATCGTATGCGTCGCCGCTCACCGGCAGCATCGCCTTCACCTTTTCAAATACAACCCCGTTTCCCATGCTTCACCTTCTCCCCGCCATGTAGTCCTCGTATAATTTCCTCGTGTACAGGTGCCGCGCCGGGCAGTGGGTGTCGATCCACATTTCAAAGCCCGCGCAGGCCGCCCGGACACAGAAGTGCCGGTCCTCTCCCCGCAGCGCTGAATGGATGTTCGGGATCCGCGTGTAGTCCACGCCCGCCTCGAACACACTCCGCTTCACCAGCGTCAGCGCCCCGGTCATGCCGCAGCGGTACAGGCCCGGCCGCTTCCATTCCCGAAATTGTTCCTCGTCCACGCCGTACTGGTCCTGCATCCATGCGTTGCACCAGTATTTTCCGTTCGGCGCCTGCGTCCAGAAGATCTCGCTCACGATGTCCCGGTCCGCGTCCATCAGCGTCCTCAGGGTCCGCGGATCCGCCACGATGTCCGTGTCGATGCTCAGCCAGTAGTCCCACCCGCCGTCCAGCATCTCCCGGATCGTCCGGTTCCGCATCTCTCCCATCTTCCACATCAGGTCCAGCGTCCACAGGTGGTCGTTGTGGGTCTTCCGGTAGGTTTCCCCCGTGTCCGCCACGATGTACTTCGCGTTCCGGATGTGCGGGATCACCTCGCTGCAGTCGTTCACCACGAAAAAGCGGCCCACCTCGGTGCCTTCCGGGATCTCCAGCCGGTCGAGGCCGTCCTGGTATGCCTGGAATATGTCCGGGTCCTGCCGCAGCGGTGCCGTGATCAGTACGCGCTTCATCAGTTCAGTGTTCTCCCTTCCAGTCCCTGGATGTCCCCGCGGATGCGTTTTCCGTCCTCCGGCCAGATCGTGACCGCGCCGACATGCCCCACCCGGGCCGTCGGTTCGCACCAGATCTCATAGCCCGCGCCGCCCGCGCGCATGCAGAATGCGATGTCCTCGCTCCAGCGCTTGGTCGGCAGGAAGCACGCGCCGCCGTTTGAGTTCATCACGTCCCCCAGCGCCTGCGCCGGCGTCAGCACGCACGCGAAACCGCACGCGCAGATCCGGAAGGTTTCCTCCGGGATGTGGTCCTCGTCAAAGCGGTCGGGGCTGGGTTCAATCCGTTTGAAAATGGTCGGGAAGTATGGGTTGTGCCTGGAAACAAATCGCCCGCAGAGGATCTGGTCCGTCCGCCCGCTGATCGTCAGGTCGTCCAGGATCGTCGGCTCGAAAACCATATCCGCGTCCAGCCACAGCGCGTGGCTGAAGCCGTTGTTCACGGCGTGCCTCGCCAGCGCGTCCCGCGCCATGTGCACCACCGTTCCCGGAATGATCTTGACCTCGTACGGCATCCCGTCGGCGTTCAGTTTCGCCATCAGCGCCACCAGGCTCTGGGCGAACTCCGGCCGCATGCTGTCGTAGCATGGGATCGCGATCAGCAGCTTTTTGATCCTCATCCGCGTCTCCTTATTTCCCGGTCTTTGCCGTTTTCTTCGCCGCGGTCTTCGCCGGCTTCTTTTCAGCCGCCGCCCGCTTCTCCGGCGTTTCGATCTGCTCCCTGATCTCCGCCGGAACGGCAAGCCTCATCTCCAGCAGGAAAGCGGCGCGCGCCGGGGACACCTCCACGACGTCCCCGGCCCTGCCGTCAATCCGGTTGGATCTTGTCAGCAATACTTTCATCAGCGTCTTCCTCCCGCTTCCTTACGTCACCCGAAGGGGTTTCAGGGGGCGATCGGAAAGCCCCCTGATTAGGTCGTCGCAGAACCGGCTTCCTTGGTCAGGCGCACGAAGCGGCCGGGAGCGGTCACGCCGTGGCCCGCGTATACGCGGCCGACGATCTTCTGCAGATCCTGTTCCGCCAGGGAGTAGGGATCGTTGATCAGCTTCAGGCCTTCGCCCGCGGGGAAGTTCACCTGCTCGCCGCTCAGGTCGCCCACGATGCAGTAGGTCGCGTTGGCGCTGGCGCTGTCGAAAGCGGGGATCGCGCCGGTGGTGATCACGGTCAGGCCCTGGAAGGGATCCACCGCGAAGTTGCCCGCGGCGTACGCCGCCAGGAAGTTCACCTTGGTCAGCGGGTTCAGCAGCACAACGATGTTCTGCGCTTCGTCGCTCAGGTTGGCGACGGCCTGCGCGATCGTGGTGAGGCCGGGGTCCTTGTTGACCTTCGGGATGCCGACGGCCGTGGCCTGGTGGCTGGTGTAGGCGCAGTCCTTGATGTCCGCGACCACGTCGTAAGAGAGCTTCTTCATGACCTGGTACGCGATTTCTTCGTACACATAGCGCAGGAAGCCTTCGCCGGTGGTCTCGACCATTTCGTCGGTCACAGTGATCCATTTCTTGATGTTCTTGGGCGTCAGGGTCACGATGCCCAGCTCCAGCGCTTCCTCGGTGTGGGCCGTGGTGCCTTCGTCATGCACGTAGGCGGGATCCGCGCTCTTTTCAAAAGCAATCTTCACGTTGCCCTTGAAGCCGGTCTTCTTCACGCGGCTCAGGATGTTCTCGTTCTCCCAGGCGTGGCGCACGATGTCGTCCACCAGGACGGGAACCGGCACTTCGCCGTATGTTTCCACGTTCTCGGTCATCAGCTTCCGGAGCTCCGTGTCGTCCGGCTTGCCCAGGATCTCGCTCTTCAGGTAATCGGCGTACGCGTTTACGTACTCTTTGCTGCTCCGCAGTTCTTCCAGATTCATTTTCTTTCCCTCCGTCAAAATTTCTTTGGTCTTGCCGGCGCCGTTCTCCACGGCCTTCCGGGCTTCCGCCTCTTCGGCGGCCTTGTTTTTCAGCTCCTCGAGCTGGCTGTCCAGCTGCGCCTTCTCGGCCATCAGCTGACGGGCTTCCTCGCCCAGCGCGTCCAGATCGGCTTCCGGCGTTTCCAGCGCGGCGTCGATCTCAGCCTTCCGCTGTTCGATCTCGCCCTGACGTGCGATGATTTCCTCACTCGTCATGGTGTTCGTCCTCCTGGTTCAGTAATCTCCGGATCTCTCCGATCCTGCGCTGCCGCTCTTCCTCGGCCTGAACCTCCTTCAGGGCCTCGGCGATCAATCCGTCGCCGATGGTGCGGCTGCTTATTTCAGTGGCGTCGTTGGCCGGCAGCGACACCGCAGAAACGTCGTACAGTTTGCCGATCTTCGTGATGGTCCGCAGGATCGTCACGTGACCGTCCTCTCCCTTGTTCCGGTCCTTCTTTTCACCGGTTAC